CCACGCCCATGGGGCTGCGCAGATAGTCCAGCACGCACAATGCCCAGTTGGTGGTGTAGCCCACGCTGGTGGCGCCGCGCGGGTCGAGTATGTCGTTCTTGCCGCGGACAAGCGCGGCCACGTTCTGCAGGCCGGCCGCGAATGCTTCCCGCGAATATTCCAGCCGGACATAGATGTAGGTGCGGCCGAGCAGCTTGTGATCCGCGCTCCAGCCATCCGGGCTTTCGGCGATCAGGTCCGCGTCGGCCGTGGTCTGGGTGCCGAGATACCGCTTGACGCGCACCCGCCCGGCCATCGGCCCCGCGGTGACCATGCCATTGCCGCCGATCTGGGCTGCGGTGATCTCGACATCGTTGACGAACACGCTGTCGATGGCGTGGCAGGGGTGGCAGGCCAGCTCGGCGACCAGGTGCAGGTATCGCTGATCCGCGCCGCTGCTGCCCACATACACCAGCGTGCCGCCCACCTTGGCGGCGCCATAGATGATACGGCGCGGCGCCACCGGCTGGCGCACCATCTGCTTCCGGTCCTGGGCGGTGAAATTCAGGTTCGGCTTCGGCACCGGGAAGATGGCGTCGAGAAGCATGGATGTGCCGACAGCCAAGACGGCGCCGATGATGCTGCCCAAAATGGGGCCGAAGACGGCCACGGCCACCGCTGCCACCACTACCGGCAAAACGGCCTTCAAGACATCCGGCATCAGACGGCCCAGCCCATGGTGGCGGTGCCGGCCGGCACGAATGCCAGCCCATCGGTGCCCGGCGCGGCCACCAGGTCGCCCAGCACCACGCCCAGCAGCGGCGTATTGCCCACCGTCACCAGCGCCAGGTCGCCGCGCTGCGCCTGGGATGGGTGCGGCAGTTGCGGCAGGCCGGCCGCCGCCGCCTGCTGGGCCAGGAAGCCTGGCAGCCCGCCCGGCCCGATCAGCGCCTCGGCCTCGGCCTCGGTGGCGTAGGCCCCGCGATAGCCGGCCGCCGGATCGTGGCCAGTCAGCGCCGCCACCACGGCCGCGGCGAACAGGCAGCAATCATGGGTGCCCCAGGCGAATGGCGTGTCGCGGTGCGCGTCGATGATGTCGGCCAGCCGTTCCGGCCAGCCGGGCAGGCGGCGGCGCGCCGGGGGGGGGCGCATCAGCCCCTCCATGATGCCGCCGGCCAGACGATTTCCTTCTCGACCGTGGCCGACAAGAATTGCAGGCCAAGGTCGCCCGGATAGTCGCGCTGCTGATCCTCGTCGGTGGATCGCGCCAGGTTCGGCCGGTCCATGTCGGTCAGCCGGTCTTCCAGCGTTACCTCCACCACATTCTGCGCGCCCAGCAGCACGTTCATCTGATCCATGCGCCCGCGGAAGACGATGGCGGGGTCGCTGACCAGCTGGCCCGTCACGCGGTCCAGCCACACTTCCCACACCGTGCCGCGCCGATCCTGGTAGGGTTCCGCCAGGGCCAGCGCCACGGCGTCGGACGGGATGCCGGACAGGGAAAGCGTGATGCCGGCCGATTGCAGCCCGGCTTCCTCGGCGATTTCGGAAATCGAGCCGAGCGTGCCCACGCCCAGGAATTCCTGGCCGCCGATCGTGATGGAGATGGGCGAGCCGTTGACCCGCACCGGCCCGCTGTCGAACAGCAGCTCCACCGCCACCGTCCGCATCACCACTTCCTGCTGCGCGGCGGTGGCGGCCGCGTTGGTCAGGCCGCGCGTCATACCAGCACCTCCTCGATGTCGATCGACCCGCCGGCAATCAGCGCGCTGGCGATATCCAGCCCGGCATCGTCGGTGGCCAGGGCCCAGATCGCCTCGGGCTGCGCCAGCGTGACGGCGGCGTTGTTGTTCGGGCTGCGCCGGATCGGCGGGGTCAGCGGCACGGCAACCAGGCCATTCGCGCCGGCGGTGACATCGGCCGTCGCCATGTGCAGCGCCAGGCGCCCGGCCGGGTCGGCGAAGCCGAACAGGTCGCCGGCAAGGAAGGCCTGGCCGGCGGCAAAGCCCTTCAGGCTGATGCTGGCGCCAAGCTGGTTCGCGCCGTCCACCTGGCAGTTGCTGGCGGTGCCGGTGGCACGGCGCGGCAGGGGCGGCCACCAGCGGAAGCGGCCGGCGCGGCCGCGCAGCTGCGCCAGGAAGGCCAGCAGCGGCCGGCTTTCCGCCTGGGTCAGCCCTTCCCAGGACAGGGTGGCGGCCCAGCGCGCGCCGGGCAGTTCCAGCCGCTGTTCCGTGCCGTCGAACGGGCTGCGCCCGCCCGATTGGGTGTTGCCCACCAGGCGCAGCCGGAAACTGCCGGGCACGAAGGCGGCGGGGGGCACCAGGATGGTCATGATGTGGCGGCCCCTAGCGCGCGATCGACGCCCACGCGGTGGACGTCGCTGATCAGGCTGCGCTTGGCGGCCCCGATGATGGCGGGCGCGGCGCCGGCGATGTCCTGCCGCCAGGCCGCGCGCATTTCGGCCAACAGCGCGGCGCGGTCGGCTTCGGACCCGGCATCGCCGTGGAAGTGGATGACGGGCGCGAAGGTTTGATCGCCGCCGCCGGCCGGGCCAAGGCGCGCCATCTGCGCTTGCGTGAACACGCCTTCGCCGCGCTGGAGGATCGCGGGCACTTCATCAGGCCCGATCATCCCGCCGCCATGCAGGCGCGGCGCGGTGGCGAACAGGCGCGCGGCCACCTGGCGGCCGGGGACGGCGTCGCCGCCGACGATCCCGCCGGTGTGGAACAGGAAGCCGCCGCCGCTGGCGCCCGCCGTCGAAGGGCCGCTGCCATAGAACGGCCCCGTGCTGGCCGCGAATGATGAGCCCAGCAGGTCGAACACGCCGCTGAGCGTGGTGCGGCTTCCACCGGTGGCCGCGTTCAGGATGGGGTTGATGATCGCCAGCTGGGCAAAAGCTTGCGTCAGCTCCGACGCCACCGCCAGGCCGATGCGGCCCATCGACCGGAAGTCCAGCTGCCCCTGTGTCAGCGCCTGGGTAATGGATTGGCCGACACGGTCGAAGGCGCGTTCGCCAATCCGCCCCACCTCGCGCAGTGTCTCGGCGCTTTTCGCCGCCGCCTCATCCAGCGGCAGCGCGCGGCGATAGGCTTCACCGGCGCGTGCCACCGCGCGGTTATAGGTTTCCTGGGTGATCGTGCCGGCGCCGAGAAGGGCCTGGTACCGGGCCAGCTCCTCATTCAGTGTTTCAAGCGGCGTGCGCAGCGATCGGGCGAGTTCGGCGCCTTCCTGCTGCTGCTGGCGCAACGCCTGAAGGTTCGCATCAAGGCCCTCGCGGCCGCCCCGGGGCTGGGGCCCACCCAGCTTGCCCAGCTCCTCATCGCGCAGCCGGTTGCTGGCGGCGCGGTCCGTGGCAGCCTGGCCGGGCGTGATGGCGCCCGCCGCCAGCGCGCGGTCGATCACCGCCTCCCGCTCGGCCGCTTCCCGCCGGATGCGCAGCCGGCGGTCCAGGCTTTCGCGCAGCTCGCCCAGCGCCACTTCCGCCTGCCGGCGCTCATTCGCCGTCCGGCGCTCGCCCGCCACGCGCGCATCGTCAAAAGTCCGCTGGTCGGCGTCGCGCTGGATGGCAATGCGGCGCAACTCCGCTTGCTCCAGCTGCTGCAACGCCTCGTCAATGGCCTGCTGCCGCCGCGCCGTGGCGGCAGCGGACGGCGCGCCCAGGCCGAATTCATCATCTGTCTCGGGCAGCGCCCGGGCCGCATCCAGCGCCCCACGCGCGGCCGCCACATCATCGTCAGCGATCTGCTGGCCGGAGCGAAATAGCCGGCCGCGCGCCCTGTCCAGCCCCTGGCCGGCCGCCGTCAGGAAGCCGGCCACCCGCTGCGACAGGCCCGCCGCCTGATCCAGGTCCGCCAGAAAGCGCGACATGGCCGAGCCCAGGATATCGACCGACCGCGACAGGGATGGCGGCAGTTCCGCGAATTGGCGGGCCATGTCGCCGCTGGCGCGGGTCAGGGCGGGGATGACAACATCCGCCGTCAGCTTCCCTTCTTCGCCCATCTTGCGCAGTTCGCCCAGGCCCACGCCCAACTCGCGCGCCAGGGCCTGCGCGAGGTTCGGCATGGCTTCCAGGATCGACCGCAGCTCATCGCCCTGCAGCTTGCCGCTGGCCAGCGCCTGCCCCAGCTGAAGCGTGGCGGAGGCGGTTTCCTGGGTGGACGCGCCAGCCAGCGTGCCGGCCTGCTGCAGCAGCTGCACGATCGACAGGATTTCCGACTGCGTCGCGCCCACTTCCTGGGCCGCGATCGCGAACCGGCTGAAGGCACCCGCGGCCTCGTTGGTCGCGATCCCGGTGCGCTGGCTCAGCTGGTACAGCCGCTCATAGACATCCGCCGCCGCCCCGGCGGAGCCGGCGGCCTGCGCCAACCGGCCGAGCGACGCATTCATCTCATCGCCCGCGCGCGCGGTGGCGCGCAGCGCGCCGGCGATGCTGACCACGCCCGCCAGCGCGCTGGCCGCGCGGGTCGCGCTGGCGACCATGGCGTTCAGCCCGCCGGCCGCATCAGCGCCCGCGCGCTGCCCCGTAGCCCCCAGGCCGGCCAAATCCTGCCTGGCGCCGACGATCTCGGCCTTCAGGTTGCTGGCGTCGCCCGTGATGCGCAGCGTGAGCCGGAGGTCGCCCGCCATGTCAGCGACGCTCCGCCATGATGGTCAGCGCGGCGCCCTCGATCACGCGCAGCCGGGCCAGCAGGTCGGCATCGGCCGCCACGCCCAGCATGCCGCACACGATCGGGATCGCGGTGTAGTCCAGGCCGGTCGCCACGCCCGCCATGCCGCCGCGCCGCCACTGGGTTTCCATCCCCAGGAACACGCGCAGCGCCCCCCAATTCTCGGGCATGATCTCCAAATCCCGGGCATCCGGCGGGCTGGCGTCGGCCGCCAGCAGCGCGGCGCTTGTCTCAGGCGAAAGGCCAAGCGCGCGCGCCTGCGCGTGCAGCGCCTCATCATCCCCCTGGTCGTCGCCGCGGCGCGCCCGGGCCCAGACCCGCGCCGCGGCCTTCAGTTTCCCGCCGCGGCCGGCGCCGGCGGCGCGCCGCTGATCGCCGCCAGATAGGCCTGGATCAGCGCCGAGCGGGTCCAGGGGTTGGCCAGCAGCGCATCCAGCAGCGCGGGCGAATGCGGCAGGGGGGCGCCGCCCTCCTCCGCCACGTCCAGCACTTCCAGCACCGCGTCGCGCAGCACATCGCTGGTGCCGGTCAGGGTTTCGCCAAAGGCCGCCAGCCGATCGATCGACACCAGCCGGAAGCGCGCGCGAAAGCGCTGCGGCGTGTAGCCGCCATCCTCGTTCGGGACCCGCACGGTGACAGGCCAGATCCATTGCGGCTGCTTCTGTAGGACGAACATGGGTCTCACCTGATGCGGAGGTTGAATTCGTCGTTGCCGGCCGTTGTCGGCTCGGGCCGCAGGTCGAAGGTCAGCATGCGGACATTGTCATCGTCGCTGTAGCGCGGGTTCAGCACCCGGGCTTGGCCGAGCGTGACTTCCACGATGTTCCCAGCCGTTGTGCCATGCACCAGGTTGAAGGCCACGTTCGTGCCGATGGCGCTGAAAAAGTTGGGCGTCAGCGCGTCCGGGTCCTCGATGGTGATCGTGGCGGAAGGCGCGCGGCTGGCGATGCGGATGGCGCGGGCGCCGGGCAGGTCCCGCACCTGCATGCTGTTGCCATGGGTATAGGTGAAGCTGCGCAGGATGACGGCCTGGCCATCCAAGGTGCAGGTCGGCGTGTTGGCCTGGTTCACCGGGATGGCGGTGTTGTAGCCATTGGTCCCCGCAGACGGCAGCGCCACCGCGGTGGGGGCCACATACAGGCCCGTCAGGTCGAAGGTGGCGCGGGGCATCTGCCCGCCCTGGATGTCCAGACCGAAGGTGCCGCGCGTGCCCAGCAACGCGTGCAGCTTGCCGTCCGGATAGATATAGCAGGTCACCGCATCCTCGGCGACGGACACGGGCGCGAAGTCGACGCGCGTGCTGGCCGTGAGGGTCTGCGACAGGCCGCAGGCGCGCAGTAGCGGGCCGAAACCCGGGACGTTGCCCGCGGCGCCGCCGCCGCCCAGGTTGATGGCGCATTGCAGCCGCGCGCGCTGCGATACCAGCGTGACGGGCCGGTTGCCCAGCCAGGGCAGAACCATGCTGCGCTCGACCTGGTCGGCTTCCTGCGGGATCAGGTCCACGCTGTTCATCAGCACCGCATTCGTGCCGCTCGGCACGCTGTCGGTGCCATAGGTCGTCTCGATCTTCACGAGCGCGACCATGCGGGAATATCGCGCCATGTCAGTCCTCCTGCTCGGTGGGGGGCGGCGGGGCGGGCGGCAGGATCACGCTGCCATCGGCCGCGCGCGGCGCTTCGCATTCCGGGTGCGGCGCCGTGCCGCCTTCCCGCACGAGGGCGCCGTCTGGCCCGATGATGTAGCTGCCGCCGCGCTCCATGCTGGTCTCCGTCATGCCCGGTAGTGGGTGGTGGTGGTGTAGTCGTCGCGCCACGCCAGAACGCCGTCCTCGCTGTCGATCAGGCGGCCGAGCCGGATTTCGACCGGGTCCCAATCAGCGGAGGGGCGCCAAGCGATCAGGGCGCGTCGCACCGCGGGGATCAGGTCCCGCGTCAGGTCGGCGGAGGCCGCTGCGCCGCGCGCATCCCGGCGGTTGCGATGCAGGATGATCACGCTGAAGGGCTCCTCCAGCCGCTGGAGGAAGCCGGTGGCCAGGCTGTTTGCGCCGGCCTGGGTGACGCCGGGCAGCACATAGGCCGCCGGCAGGCGCGCATCGGGCGGCGGGGCGATCAGCGCATCGAATTCGGCCAGCCCCTCGACCAGACGCAGCGGGGGCATGGCCTCGGCGGACAGCCGGGCGATCACGTCCTGGATGATCATGCGCCCGCCCGCGTGATGCGCGCGATATGCCGCGCGACCACATCCTGGATTTCGTCGCGATCCTCATCATCGGCGGCCAGGAAGGGGCGCGCCGGGAGGCGCAGCAGGCGCTCGCCATAGGTGACCGGGCGCAGCGTGACCCGCTTGTGCGCGGCCTTGCCGCGCGACCGCGCGAACAGCGATCGCCCGCCCGCGGATCGGAACGCCACCTTGCGGCTATAGGCGTATTGCCGGATTTCCCCGCCAAATTCGTGGATGGCGGCATAGGGCAGGTCGGTGCCGATCAGCAGCGCGTTGCCCTCGACCGCCACGGCCAGGCTGTCGCGCAGACGGCCACTGACCACCAGCGGCAGGCCCTTGCCATCGCGCCGCCGCTGCTTCGGCAGCCAGGGCACGCGGTTCGGCCCCTGGCTGCGAATGAAGCGCGCGCGGCGCAGCTCGACCAGGTTCTGGCCGATCTCGCGCAGCGTCGGCGCCGGGTCGGACCCGAGCGCGATCAGGCGGCGGAAGGCGGCCTGGGTGGCGGCGTCGTCCAGCCGCGTCTCGATGCGCGCGCCGGTCACGCCAGGTAGTCCGCCAGGGACGTGCTGTCGAAGCGCCGCGCGGGCGCCGCCACCTGCACGCGCCCGGCGCCGCCGGCGGCCGGCGTGGCGCCCGGGGCGGCGGCAGCCGCGCCCGGCAAGGCGGCGCGCCCAGCCGACAGGTCGCGCAGCTGGGCCAGAGCTTCCTCATAGGCCGACCGGACGGCCTGGCTGGCGGCTTCGCCGCGCAGCAGGAACCGGGTGATGTCGCAGGCCAGGCGGCGCAGCAGGGGCGGGGTGGGCACCACCGGCACGGCGTAGCGCTGCGCCAGGTACCCATCGATCACCGCATCCGCATCGGCCAGCGCGGCATTGACCGGTGCGCTGTCGATCGCGTCCACATTGGCGCGGTCGGTCAGCTGGGTCAGCTCCTCCGCGCCGAAGCGGGTCGCCATGTCCTGGAGGGTGGCGTAGGGCATCTCAGGCCGCGACCGCCACGCCGAGACCGACCAGCACCGCCGCCTCGGCGGGCGTCACCACCAGCGTCTCGCCGATATCGTAGCGGCGATCAGCGTGGATGGGCGACAGCGCCCGCACTTCGACCATGATCGGCGGGCGGTCTTCGCCACCCGCCGCATCCACGGCATCGGCGGCCAGGTCGGCCATGACAGCGCCTGCCGCGCGAGGGTTGCGCGGCATCAGGCGACCGCGTTCTGCCAGAAATAGCCCAGGTCGTTGGCGGAGATGACCTCCTTGACGCTCTCGCCCGCGCGCACGCGCACGCCGCCGCGCAGGCCGGCCTTGGGTTCGGGCATCGAGCCCGCGATGCGCGTGCCGAACTGCGCGGTCCAGCAGAAGGTCGGCATCCGGTTCGGCCCCGCCGGGCTGGTGTCGCGGCGGATCAGTGCGGCGTGCTTGCCCCAGACCGGGGCGTAGGTCGCTTCCCGGCCCAGGCGCGCCGTGTTGCGCAGCCCGCGGCCGACCAGGACCTCGTCCAGCTCCAGCGCCGCGGCCAGCTGTTCGCGCGTGATGATGCCGGCCGTCTGGGCCGTGCCGTAAACGGCCTGCACCACGCGCGTGTGCTGGCGCATCGCCGTCCAGGTAGCCTGGCCCAGCACCAGCACATTGCCCGGCATCACCATGGCGTCGCGCGCCTTCATGATGACGTCCAGCGGGTTGCTGACCGAATAGTCGGACCACTGCGCAGTCCCGCTCAGCGTGGCGCGGTTGGCCGCGGCATAGGTGTTCAGGCCGAACACCAGGTCCGCGACGCGCTGTTCGCGGTCGAGCAGAAGCAGGTTCATCACGCCCTCGGTCGCCCGGGCCAGCGGGTCATAGTTGGCCGGGGCATTGTCGATGTCGCGCTGCGGGATCACGTCATCCAGACCGTAATCCTCGGTGGATGCCGCCACTTCCTCGGCGGTGAATTCCACCTCGCGCGGCTGGCTCTTGCGGCCGACGCGCGTATCGGGAACCGTGAAGCCTTCCGCCACGGTGTGCCGCAGATACTCGAATTCCTGCGCGAAGACCGGCACGCGCGGCGCGACCTGGTCTGCGATCATGTCGCGATTGCTGTAGCGGATCGCGACCGCGGTCAGCGTCGGCTGGATCGGAAAGGGGGCGTTTGCCATGGTTATCAGGCTCCCTGGATCGAGCCGGGCTCGATGGTGATGGTGACGGGATCGTTGGCGGCGGCGGCGCTGCTCAGCGCCAGGCCGATCACGCGGTTGTTGGCGCCGGCGGACGGCGCCGCCGCGACCACACGGCCCGTGCTGTCCACGGTCAGCAGCGCGCCTTCGGTGATGGCGGCCCCGGCAGTGGCCAGCGCCACCCCGTGATGCTGCACGAAGATGGTCGTCCCCGCGGCGCCGCCATTCAGCGCCACGCCGATCGACGCCTCGGTCGCGCCCGCCGCATGGACCACCTGGCCCGCCGTGGTGTGGAATTTGACGACACGGCTTGCCGTCACCGTGCCGCCCGCCGGGAATTGCGAAGACTGGCCGGTGATCGCGCCACGCATCAGCGCCACATCGACGATATCGCCGGCCGCCCCCGCATCGAACAGCGCCATACCCAAAATCTGCTGGGTGGCGCCCGCCAGCGGCGCGGCGGCGATGGCGCGGCCGTCCGCGCCGGCGGTCAGCAGCGCGCCGACCGGGAAGGCACCGCCGGCCTCGACCGGCGCCACGCCCAGCACCTGGATGTCCACGCGCATTTGGCCCGCGGCGCCGCCGGGCTGCACGCACACCCCCATCAGCGCGCCGCCAGAGCCGGTGGCCTCCCGCACCGCGTTGGTGTTGACGTATTCGACCACATGCCGCTCAGCGATCGCGCCGCTGGCCTGGACGTTGCGCGTCAAGATATTGTTCACGACTGACCTCCGGTCACGGCCCGCACGGCCTCGATGGTGGAAACCAGATTGCCCCGCGCCTTCTGGGCTTCCTGGAACGACGCGGCCGCGGCCGCGATTTCCTCGCCGCTGGCGCCCGCCGGCAGCGCGAACACGCCGCCCGCGCCCGCCACCTCGCCATAGGTCACCACGGTCGGGGCGGCGGCCAGCAGGGCGCGCAGCGCATCTCGCTGCGTCTCGGCGGGGCGGCCCTCAGCGAAGGCCACCGCATCACCGGCATCAAGGCGGGCCAGCAGCCCCGCCGCCAGCGGCGCATTGGCGGGCAGCAGCCGGCCTTCGGCCAGCAGACGCTCCAGGAAGGCGGCATCCTCGGCCGCGCGGGCATGCGCCTCGCGCTCAGCAAAGGCAGCGGCCTGCCCGCGCAGCCGCGCCAGCTCAGCCTCCATCCCGGCGACCCGGGCTTCCTCCTGCTCTCGCCGCGCGCGCGCGGCATCGTCTTCGGTGGTGGCCACCCGGGGCATCTCCTGCGGTTCGGTGTAGGCGGGGCTGGGGGCGGGCGCTTCGCGCACGCGGTCCATGGCGGCCTGTTCGGCCAGCATCTCGATCTGATCGGCGGGCAGCGCCGCATCCGCGCGTTCCTGCCCGACCTGGCCGATCATCAGGTCGCGCAAGCCGCGGAACAGGCGCGCCACCAGGCTGAGCGACAGCCCATCCGCGAATTCCACCACACCGTCATCGGCGGCGGCGAATTGCACGGGCCGAAGCCCCTTCACGGCCGGCGGCTGCGCGCCGAGGAAGCCCACATGCCGCAGGTACCAGACGCCGGGTTTCGGGTTGGTGGCGGCATCGGGCCGATAGAAACTGGCGCTGACCTTCTGGTAGCGGCCTTCGCGAACCAGCTCGGCGAATGCGACATCCACCTGCCGCGCGCTGGCGCGCAGCCGCCCATCCACCACGTCCAGGCCGGACACCCAGCCATAGGCCGGCCCATCCGTTGCCGGATGGCCCACCACGATCGGCGCCTCATGCAGCGCCGGGTCATAGGCCGCGGCCATCGCTGCCAGATCGGCGTCGGTGAAGGCGATGGTCGCGCCACCCATGTCGGTGTGGCGGCCGGGCCGGAAGATCTCGATCGGCTGCACCAGAGGCTTTCTCCTGGACGCTTGCGGTCGCACGTCCTGGGGGGCACACTATGCAGGCGGCGGGGTGGCCATCAGGCTGACAGCGTTCAGCCCTACCCCCGGCGGAAACCGCGCCAGAAGCCCGCACAGGCCGCCCGGCCCGCCGCAGCCCCACCGCATCGGAAAGCCCGCCTTAGCCTGCTCTTAGTGTGCTCTTATCGCTCTTATTCGCGTGCTGCGGGGACACGCGGTGCGCGGCGCTCGCACGGCGGCAGAGGCCGTGCTATCTCGGGCCCGCTGAGCGACTGCGGACGCCTGCATGGAATGCGCTCAGCCGGGGCGCGGTGGCGATCGCCGCCCCCCAATCTACTCGCCTCGCCGATAGATCAGGATGCCCTGGCGCCTGCGCTCCAGTGCCCGGTCCATCGGCTCCTGGCTCGCCCGGTCGGCGCTGGGCTCATAGGCGGTCAGGCCCTCCCAGGCGCCGCCCACCAGCCGAAAAACCGCAAAGCCGCTGCGCAGCCGGTCGGCCGAGACGAAGCGGGCGATGTAGTGGCGAACCAGCCGCACGCGCGGCTTGCCGTCCCGGTCTTCGGTGGCCTCCAGCATCGCCCAAATCTCATCAGGGTCGCGGATCGCATCCGCTGCCAGCAGGATGGTCGGCGCGCGCCCGCTCTTGGTCACCTTCAGCGGTCCGCCGGGGAACGCCTCGAACAGCGACAGGCCGATCGCCAAGCTGCTGCCGACCACGTCGCGGAAGCCGGCCGGCTGTTCGGGTGTCGCGCCGAATTCGGCCAGGAACCGCCGGGCATACTCGGCCGGCGGCAGGTCGGGCGGCAGGATGCGGCCCGGGGCGACCGGCCTGGCATCGGGCAGCGGCGGCTTCGGCGAGGTGCCGCCCAGGATGCGCGGCCGGGCCAGATCATCGCCCCCGGTCATGTCCCGCAGCGTCACCAGCGGATGCTCACCCGCCGGGCGCGGCACCACCCCGTCCAGCGGACGCTGGCCCGGATTGTGGCCGAAGCCGGTGTCGATGCCCTGCGGCACGCGCACGGTCTGCGGCCCGCTGGCGGTGTTCACCTGGCGGTTCTCGAACGCCACCTCCGGCGCCTGGTCGGACACTGTCCAGCCTTCCCGCCGCAGCAGCCCGGGCGAGACCAGCAGCACCGTGCAGCGGCAGCCCCACCCGTTCTTCGGCGCATGGGTCCGCCACCAGCGATCGCTGGCGCGCAGCGTCACGCCGTTCCACGCCGCATGCTGGGGGCGCGTTGCCGCATCCATCGTGGCGACATAGCGCACCCAGAAATCGCGCCCGTCCCGCTCAGCCTCGGCGATCTGCCGCCATTTCCCGGCTTCCCGCGATTGGCCGAGGTTGGTCTCGAAGATCACGCGGGCGCGCCAGCCGATCGGGCCGCGATAAGTCCAGCCCTCACGCGCCACGATGGCGGCGAACTGGCGCTGGAAGTGCCGCGCATCCCGGCCATCGGCCTGCGTCTCCAGCAGCGCCTGCCCCAGGGATTGCAACAGGCTTTCTTTCTTGGCCCCGGCGACCGCGAAGCCCCAATTGTTGATCTCGCCCAGCGTGTCGGTCCAGCGATCGGACGGCAGCAGGGTGCCGATGCGCTGGCGCAGCGCTTCGGCCTGCTCGGTGAACGGCACGCCACCATTCACGGCGCCGGCGATGCTGCCCGACACGGCTAGCGAAGCCCGTCTGCGATTTCCGCGCGCCCGGTCAGGTGCGCCACCACCAGCGCCTGCGCCATCACTTCAGCCAGCCCATCCGTGGCCAGCGCGGGATAGAGGCGCAGCATGGCGTCCGCCACCTCCTGCAGGCTGCCGCCACGGTCGGCCACCTCATCCACCGCGCGCTTCAGCTGATCCAGCCAGGCCTCGGTGTGGCGCGCGGCGGCGGGGCCCAGCTGCTCGGCCAGCGCCACCTCGGGCACCATGGCGGCCTGGGCCGCCCGGCTGCGCCGCCCGGCTTCGGCGAACAGCGCGGGCAGGTCGGTTGGCGGCGGCGCGGCGGCACGCGGCTCGGCCTCCCAGCCCTCGCCATAGGTGTCGCGGATATACTCCTCGGTCGGGCGGTAGCCGAGCCGGCGCACCTTCTCGTCCCGGCCCGCGCGGGCCACCAGGTCCTCGGGCTCGCTCACGTCCCACCAGATGCGCGGATAGGCCAGGCCGGACGCGGCATAGCCCGGCACGTTCAGATCGACGATCCATTGGACCAGGCCGCTGTTCAGCGTGTCCGACAGCAGGTCAGCATCGCCCTTGGTGATCTCCAGCCGGACCTCATTGTGGACCTGCCCCAGCGCGCGGCTGCCGGCGGCCCCGGCGCTGGTGGTCAGCGTCTGGCCCAGGATCACCTTGCTGATGTCCTCATCCATGTAGCGGGCCAGGCTTTCATAGGCATCGAAGGTGCCGGCGCGCTTCGCCTCCACCAGCTCCACCACCATGCCGTCCGGCACGATCACGCCGGCCTCGCTGGCGATCGCCTGCAGGGCCGCCAGCAGCTTGTCCTGCTCGGCCTCCGAGGCGCCGGCGGGATAGCGGCCCAGCGCGGTGGGCTGGCCGAATTTCTCCAGCGCCGACAGCCAGAAGCCAATGCCCTGCCGCTTGAAATAGACCGGCCAGAACAGCCGGCTTCCCAGGCCGAGACCCCACGGGTCCTCATACTTGGCGCCGAAGCGGTGCACCACGAACTTGCGGGGCGGCACCGGGTCGCCATCGGTGGGGCGCGCGCGGGACAGCAGCCGCAGCTCCGGCTCGCCCTCGGCCGGCACATGCCACGCGAAGCGCCGCGGGTCGCGGCCGCGCAGGTCGAACGGCATGATCTCGGCGCCGCGGCGTCGCCACATTACCTCCACCACCGCCAGACCCTTTAGCAGCGCATCCAGCAGCTTTTCGACGCCCTGGTTGAAGCGCGCACCGTCCAGCGCGCGCCTGACAAGGTCTCGCGCGGCTTCGGCGCGCGGGTCCTCGGCGCCGGCATCGACGGACCATTCGCGGCCGAGTAGCGCCATGCGACGCTTGCCCAACTCGCACCCCACCTGCGGGTCGCGCTCCAGCTCATCATACAGGGCCAGCCCCTTGCCGGCGCCGCGCGTGGTGAGGATGGGGTCCGAAAGCGGGAAGCGGTCCCCGTAGAACCAGCGGTTCGGGTCGCTGGCGATGCTGGCGATTTCGCGCGGCGGCGGGGCGGCGGGGCGGCGCTCCGGCTCGATGCTGTCGGACATGGGTCAGCCCTCCAGGGCGGCGCGAAAGCCGGCTGCCGCGCGGACGGCGGCGCGCGGCTGGCCGAGTGATCGGAATGCGATGTCGGCGGGGGCGGTCAGGGTTGCGCGGTGCGCCAGCAGCAGCGCCACCAGGCTGTCGCCATGCCGCTGTTCGCCGTCGCTGCCATTGTAGCGGGCATCGCCCATGGTGGGCAGGCCATTGACCAGGACGGCGGCGCGGTGGTCGGCGATGATGTCCTCATCCGCCGGCAGGATCAGCGACCGATCTTCCAGCGCGGCGCGATATTCCGGGAACGCCGCCGCGTACCAGGCCACCGTCGCCTTGACGCATTCCACGCGCGCCGCGCCGAAGCGCTGCTGCGCGGCCTCAGCGTGGGACTGGCCATTGCCGCGCGCATCCAGCGCGCCGCGCCAGCGCGTCAGGCCCTCCAGCAGCTCGAACAGCACGAATTGCTGCACGTCGAAGGGGATGCGCCGCAGCTCCAGCACGAAGGCGGTGCGCCAGGTGGCGGGTCCGGTTTCCTCCAGCACCGCGATGTCCGACAGGTCGCCATCGCGGCCGAAATCCTGGCCGAATGTGTGCCGGCGGCTGGGGTCGAGGCCGCGCAGAAGGGGGCGCACGTGTATATCGAACCACACCCGCGCCTGCGCCATGCGCGTATCGTCCAGGTACCAGCCCTCGCCCTGCGACCAGCGCACCACCGGGATGCCGGGCTCGGCCGCGCGGCGGGCCAGGGCGGTCGGGATATAGGCGCCGGAGGAGCGGCGCGGGATCGCCTCCAGCTCCTCATCGCGGGCTTCGTGGCGCGGGCCATAGGCGCGGTGGATGCGGTCCAGCCATTCGGCCTTGGCGGCCGGCGTGGGCTGCCAGCCGCGCATCAGGCAGACGCGCTCATAAAGGCCGTTCGCCACGGCGGCGCTGAAGGGGATGGTGTGGATGCTGTAGTCATACAGGCCCTTGGCCGTATCCAGGATCATCGAATTAAACGGGTTGTCCTGGCCATTGTGGGTGCTGATCACGCGGATGCGGCCGCCCCAGATCAGCAGCGCGTTCACCGCATCCAGCACCAGGCCCACATCCTTGTGGAATGCTGCCTCGTCGATCACCACCACGCCCTGGAGACCGCGGATATTGGCCGGCCGGCTGGACAGCGCGACCACCTGGAAGCCGCTGGCAAAGCGCACCCGGTAGGCCGCGATGTGCTTGCTGTCCCCGTCTTCGCGCTGATCCTCGAACAGGAATTCCTCGACCGCCAGCAGCTCCTTCGCCACCACGCGCGCGAAATGGGCCACGTAGCGGATGAACTCCAGGCCCTTTTCCTTGGTGTCGCCGATGTAGAACACATTGTCGCCGCCGCCGCTGCGCGATGTGCTGGCGATGATCGTGTCGTCCAGCGCCTCGGCATAGGTGATGCCGGTGCGGCGCCCCTTGGCGCACAGCTTCATGGGCGAGGCATCTTCCAGCCAGGCGCGCTGATGCGCCATCAGGATGCCCTCGGCCAGCGGATCATGCGCGGCGGGCAGGGCCGATGGGGCAAGCAGCCCATCAAGCTCGGCGGATGACGCGCCCACCGATCAGGCCTGGGGCAAGGGGGCGGCCGGGCGGAGCCCCAGCACGTCGCGGCGGATTTGGGCGGCGCGCTCGGCCGACAGGCCGGCTTCGGTCGCGCTGCGTTCGGCCTGGTCGGCGGCATCGGCCAGCGCGGCATCGCGGGCCTTTTTCTCCAGCTCCATCTTCAGCTTGTCGGTGCGGGCCAGGTCGCCGATGGCGCGCGCCAGCATGGCGATTTCCTTGGCGTCGGCGCCGGTGTCCAGCATTTCCATCTGGGTGCGGTGGGCGATCACCTTGAGTAGCTCGCCCAGCATGCGGCCGATATCGCCATCCGGGTCGGCCTTCAGCTGCTTCATCCAGTCGCCAGCAATGGCCTGGCTTTCGCGGAATTCTTCCAGCCGCTGCTCCATCGACTTCTTGTAGCGGCCGATTGCGCTGCGGCTGACATCGCCGCCCAGGCCACGGACCATCTGCACGATATCGTCGATCGTGGCGCGGCCTTCCGTGATGGCGGCGTCGATCGCCGCCTTCAGGCGCGGGTCGATGATGGCGATGGAGGATTTGCGCGGCATGTCAGCCGCCCGGCCGCGGGCGCTTCACGCCGGGCACCACGGCGCGGCCCTCCGCCGCATCCTGGCCGCGGCTGGTGAGCGTGGCCACCACCAGGCCGTGCGTCTCCCGCGTGGCCAGCAGCCCCTGTTCCGCCAGCCAGGCCAGGTCCACCCGGATCTGGTCGCTGCTGGGGCTGTGGCCGAAATCGGGCAACGCCGCGTGCAGCAGCGCTTCATTGCCGGCGCCCGCCGGGGATGCCAGCAGCAGCAGCAGGATGGACAGCCGCCGGTCCTGCGCCAGCAGATCGGAATAGGCCATCAGCCACCCCGCTTCAGATGTTCGTCGATCAATTCCAGTCGGCGGCCGGTGGCGTTCACGGTTTTCTCCACCCCCGTCAGCGCGACGCCAAGCGCCCGCACTTCCCCGCGCAGATCGGCCACGACCAGTGTCAGGCTGTGCATCTGGTCGGCGGTGGGCAGGTGCCGCATGGCTGTCTCGATGCTGGCGATCCGCGCTTCATGCGTGTCCACCCGCTCATCCAGGGCCCGCAGCCCGGGCGCGGAGGACAGGGCGCTGATGCGCTGTTCGACCGTGGCCAGGATGTGCGCGCGCAGCGCGGCACCCAGCACGGCGAACAGCAAGCCCAGGCCGAACACGACCAGGACCTGATATTGGGTCAGGTCGATGCTCATCGCTCGGCATCGTCGCGCTTTGCGGCCGGCGGCGCGGCATCGAACACCGCGCCGCGGCGCGTGGGGGCCGGCGGCGGCAGGACGGCGCGGGCGCGCGCGATCAGCGCCTGGCGTTCGCGCTCGGCCATGTCGGCCGCCCAGTCACCGCTGTCGGCCATGGCTCAGCCGCCCACGATCGGCGGGCGCGGCAGGCGCGCGCGGATCAGCTGGTCCAGGCCCGCCGTGTCGATCCCCAGCCGCGCCAGCGCGTCCGGCACGCGGGTCTGCACATAGTCGCGGGCGATCTCGGCCACGATGGACCCACCGGTGGGCAGCGCGCTGCGCGGCTGGCGCGCGGCCTCGGCGCGGGCATATTCCACCGCGCGATCCAGCGCGGCGGTCAGATATTGCCGCACCTCGCTGTCGGCGCGGAGCTTCAGCCAATCCGCCAGCCGGCGGATGGCCAGCCCGGCCAGGCTGAGCACCAGGGTGGCGGCGAATTCCAGCATCGCGCCGGTGATGATTTCCATCTCAGGGGCCCTCTAGGCTTGGGTGAGAAGCGTGAAAGCGCGGTCATAGAGGCCCGCCACCGGCGCCAGCCCGACCAGCCCGCCATTGACGCGCTGGCGCACCGCCTGGATGTCGGCGGTCTCGGCAATCTCGGTGCAGCCGGCCCAGCGCCACCAGGCGGCGGCGGATTGCGCGGCCATGTCGGGCAGCGCCAGATTTTCCGGGTGGTCCAGCAGCGGCTGGCCGGTGATCATGGCCAGCCGCGCGTAATTGTCGCGGCCGGTCACCTGGAGCAGGCCGCGGCCGATATAGCGCCACGCATCGCCGGGGTGGATATTGCCCATGCGCCCGCCATAGACGCGCTCGGCCAGCGCCTCGGGGTTCCAGGCGACGCCCTCGGTGCTGGGCAGGTCGGGGAAGCGCCGCGGCCACACCTGCATCAGGCGGCGGGGCGAATAGCGCAGGCTCTCGACCAGCCGCACATAGCCGGCGGTTTCATGCAGCGTGTTGGCCAGGAACGCGGCCAGGGCGCGCGGGGTGGTGATGCCGTATTCAGCGCAGAGGGGGGCCAGCCGGGCGGCCCAGGCGGCGGGCTCGGTTGCGCCCAGGCGGCGCAGCAGGTCGGCGGTGATGGTGGGGCCGGAGACGGGCGCCGCCGGCGACGATTGGGGATTGCGCGGATCGAGGGGCAGCGACATGCTGCGACGGTGCCGCAGCGGGCCAGCAATCGGCAGGCTGACGCGGTTCAGCCCGGGCGCCGAAGGGGGCCCGAAGGCCCCCTTCAATCAGGTTTAAGCGGGGGCTGTGGCCTTCGCGCCCCGGGTTTCGGCTTCCAGCGCGTCGGTGATGTCTTCCACCTGATGCGCCAGGTCCGTCAACAGGAAGCCCAGGCCATCGACCGACACCACGTTGATGTCCTGGCACGCGCCAACCAGCGCGGCCAGCGTCTCCAGCTTCGCGGCCACCTCCTGAAGCGCATCCAGCGGCAAGGGGGCGTAGCGCGGGCGGTCAGGCATCGAGCGGCAGGGTGGCTTGTGCGCCGAGAGAGGGGATGCTGGCCAGGATGCGCTCCAGATCCCGCAGCTTGCGCAACTCGGCCAGGGACATGCCGTTCAACCGGGCGAGCCGCCCGATCTACGACCGGATGCGGCCCTGCGACTGCTGGTGCCGGCTGTCGGCGGCATCCAGCGCATCGAGCCGGGCGATGGCATCGCGGATGGCCGGCTGGGCCAGCACCGCCCGCGCATCCGGCAGGCGGGCCAGTGCATCCGGCGCGGGGTGCGACACCGGCGCCCGACCCTCCAACAGGTCAAGCACCCAGCGGCGGAAGCGCGCCGCCGGCTCGGTCTTCGCAAAGAAGCAGAGCATCCGGCATCCCCGGAGCGAGAAAACTCGCACCTGCTGCGAGCCCCCCGCCGTCTGCTCGACCATCAGGCGCGTTTCGTCGGAGGTGAAATCCTCGGCGTGACGGCTGATGATGTTGTGCAAACCACGCTCGCTGGCGAAACCAAGGGGGGCCACAATCTGTGTGACCCTCAGCCAGATTTGCCCGTCCATCTGGATGCCATCCAGCCGCGTGCCGCCGTAGTTCAGGGCGGTGCTAATCATGTCATTCGGCATCTGCCGACACTCCTGCGGTTCGGGCGCACCTGGCGCCCTGGTTGGTAGAAGGCTGCCGCAGGACAGCTGCGCTTATTCGTGCCGGGGCCGAGGCCCCAGCCTTATCTCGCGCCAACCAGGACATAGGGTTCACCCCCGCGCGGGGGCGTTGGCGCCTGCGGACAACGCATGCATCTCGGGCTTCTACCCCCTCGACGCGCGGCCGGGTTGCCCCGGCCGCGCTAAACTGCGCTGGCACCGACGTAAAATCAAGCATGGTGCGGCGCGCCCAGGGCACGCCGGCCGACATGGCAATCCACGCAAAGTATCCGCAGGTTGGATAGGTCGAACGCCTTAGCGGGCGCCACCAGCCGGCTGACGATATGCGTTGCGGTCAGGCGCGCCTCATCCTCCGGCACGGCGCCGCACGAGCAGCAGCGCCGCCCATACAGATGCAGCGCCTCCCACCGCGTGCGCCGCCATTCAGGCGTTCGGAAAAACCTGTCGGCAGGCAGGTTGGCCAGGACCATGAGATGCTCGGCGCGCCCTGCGGTGCGGGAAACCGGCTTGGAAAGTGAAGCCAGCACATCGCACTCGATCTTCTTGGCCAGCTTCTTCGCTTGGCTGCGTTGCTCATGGCGTCGCTGCGCTGCCAGTCCTCGCTCGACCCTTTGCTGCGCGTATACCAGGGCGTGCATGATGCTTGCCTGGAACTGCTTCTGATCCACACGCGCCATGCGGCGCAGCCGTTCCATGATGATGCGCTTTTCACGGGCGCGGATGCCTGTGGCGTCGGGGTAGCCGAACTGCCTAGCGAGCGCGTCGAAGTCGCCAATGAGGTCGTCTTCTTCCATCACAGTCGCTCCGCCATCCGGCCGTGCCGGGTCAAGGGGGTTGTTTTCGGGGCGGCGGTTGTGCAGCGTTCGCGGAACGCATCAACCGGAGACTGTCCATGCGCCGCCTCATTCCTCTGCTGTGCCTGCTGGCGGGCGCCTGCGCTGCCGCGCCCGGCATGCTGCCAACCACCCTGACCACGCCGGGGGGCGAGGGGCTGCCGGCCATGCTCATGACGCGCACGGTGGTTGTGCCTGGGCCTGCGGGAAACCGCTGGGAACTGGCGGCCGGCACCACCTTTGTACAGGATCGGGTGCGCGCGGCTGATGGGGCGCCCCTGTGGTGCGGGGCGCTGAACAGCGAAGAATTTACGGGGTTCCGCACATGCATGACCCGCGAAGGCAGCGAGATTTCGATCAACGCCAATAGTGCGCTGGGATCGTGGCGCCGCACACTTCCGCCCGACAGCTTTCGGGAATTCCGCCTGCGCTAACCTCACGCCGCATCCCCCCGCCGAAACAGGTCGGTCTGGCGCGCGGCTTCCTCCGCCCGCAGGCGCGCCTTCCACGCATGCACCGTCCGCACATGCAGCCCCGTTGCAGCGGCGATCTGGTCGGCGGTGCGATGCTCGGCGGTCAGCCCGCGGATCAGCGCCGCCATCTGCGCGCGGTCCCGGCTGGGCCCCTTGGGCACGGTAATCCGTTCCATCCTGTCGTGCCGATCCACCAGCCACGCCAGAACGGCCACGCCCATGACCTCCGCCACCGGATGCTCCGGCTGCGCCGAAACCGGCAGCCGCAAATAGCGCCCCCCGAACTGCTCAGCGAACCGCAGCGCGGTGCGCAGGTCGAACCTCTCCGACATTTCGCGCAGCAGGTTCGGCAGCCAGGGGCGCGGTTCCATCACCCGGCCGCCCGCATGCGGGCCATCTCGGCCTCGGCATTGTCCGCGATCATCGCCGTCTCGACGATGCCGCGCGCATACTCCACCTGCATCCGTACCTGCGCGGCGGTCGGCCGCTGCGCCAGGCCGGCGCGCATCGCACCCTCCACCGCGCGGTGCAGCGCCTCGCGCGCCCGCGGGCCCAGCTGCGGCGCGGCTGCGGGCGCGTGCGCCGCATCCTCCAGCGCCGTGGCGGCGGCGCGCAGCGCGGCGGCCCATTTGTCCCGGCAGACCACCACCGTGTCCGGCGTGCAGATGTGGATCATCTGCGCCACATGGCGCACCGCGTCGGCCGGATCGCGGCCCAGCATTTGGTCACTCATCGTCCGACGCCTCCTCGACCAGGAATGACAAGCGCAGGCGGCGGCCATCGCGCGCGTGGAACATCGCCTCGCGCCAGGCGAACGGCTCGCCCTCGATCAGCACCGCATGCTGCGCGGTGCTGGCCAGCGCGGCGGCCAGGTCCTGCATGGCGGCCGTAAGTGTCGCGGCCTCACGCTCGGCGGCGATCAGCAGCTGCTCGCGCACGCTCATGGCGTCCCCGCCTTGGCGCGCACGCGCGCCAGCCATGCCTTCATGCCCTCGACCAC